GGTGGTGGCGGTGCGGGTACTGCCCCATCTGGTGGTGGCGGTTCGTCAATGTACGGCAGAGGCGGTGATGCAAAAAACGCCACAATTGGAGATGCCGGAACTGGCTATGGTGCGGGTGGTGGTGCCTCTAATACTTTAGCTGGCGGTAATGGTACTGGCGGCTATTTGATCATTGAAGAATACTTATCGGCTTAATCATGACAAAGTACGCTTTAATCAATTCTTCAAACATTGTCGAAACCGTAGTAGACAATCCGACAAAGCCTGACACGTTTACGGAGAACGGGGCACATTGGGAGATCCTGGCCGGAAATGCCGGCCCTGGCTGGTCCTGGGCCACCGGGAACGTTTACACGGCTCCTACCCCTGCTCCCGGCTCTCTGCGCATCACTGTGGGCAGTTTCTTCGATCGATTCAAAGAGGCGAAATACCCGATCCTGGCCAGCACAGACCCGATGGTGAAAGCCCTTGTGACGGATTGCATTGTGCGTAGGTATATCGACCTAGCAGACTCGCAGTTGCCTGGAGGATTGGCAATGCTTTCCGCTGCTGGATTCGGTATCGATACCGATGAAATCTTACATGCGCCGATATCAGACGATGAAAGATTTACTGCATAGAGTTATTGAATATTCGGAAGACAACGATAACTATGTAGTCTTTCGCATATTAACAACTTTAGACTCGATACGTGAAGGTCTATTGTTGTTTTTCATGCTGCAAGCCGCTTCTATAGCGGCTTTGTTAATTCAGCCGATACTTGATATCCGGCAAGAGAATGAGAATCAACGGTTCAGAAAAGCGCTAGCCGTTTCACGTAAGCGACTTGCCGAAGAATCTCGTAAGTCTCATTGACATACCATTGATAATCAATGTCTGTTGGAAATTCTGACGGAAGATCCATTACGGGTTTAGCACCGTCAGACTTTCCAATTTTGTTACCCGATTCGACATAACGAATACAACCTTTTTCGTTTTTGGCGTAATACCAACGAATAGCCTTTCCAAGATAATAACCGTCCTTTTCTGCGCCTGGAGCCTTCGCATTCTTGACGCTAACGAACTTCGCAAACTCGTTACATTCTTTAATGAACTTTTCAACGTTAGTTTGCTTAGTGATTGCGGCATAGGCTGCTTCGATACAGACAGTCGTTTGCGGGTTTTTGTGGAATCTAAAGATCGCCAATTCAGGATCAATCCAAGGGTTGGAAAATGCACCTTTACCCTTAACCTTTCCGTCTGTTTTAACGGCAATGTAATTGTTGATATCCCTTGAATATAGTGCGGCATATTTCGTTTCTTCCATCTTTAAGCTAGTCGCTTGTTCAAACTCTTTAACTTTCGCTTTGAACAATTCATATTGCGATTCGTGAAAGTAACAGACAACGCCGTCAGTGTTTGCGCTGATAGCTTTGATTCCCACAAGCTCAAGCATTTCAATCAACATCAATAGCAATAGCTGGCCGGTTACGGTGACTTGAATAAGCAGGTTCGGCGCGTACATGGCGCTGTAGATAGATCCTAGCTTTCCAAAGGTTCCATTAATAGTAATCTTTAAGCTATCAGCGGCAACTTTGAAAAGCTTTGCGGCTGTATCGTCTTTAGCCTCTTTGGCGGCTTTCGCATCGCCTTTGGCTTTCACCCGACGATTCACAATCGATTCAAACACTTCTAAGAACGCTGGTCCAAGCGACTTAGGGTACAGACCAGAATTCAGAATCAAACGCGGGTAGAAACTTTCTACGTCGATGTCGCAAATCATATAGCCGTCTTTAGCCTTATAGGCAACAGACTTCTCTTTGCTATGCAACCCGCCTTTGCCCATTTGATAGAGCGTATCGCCGATCAATACGGGGTATTCGCTTAGATCATCTAGAACTACTTTGCCGCTATCGTCAATCTCGAAATTGTACCCGGCAACAGTTTTCAATAACTGTTGCATTCCTGGCGTTTGAAACTTAAGGTATGGAGGCGGTTCATATTGGAAAATATAGCCTGTATCGACGTAGCCTTTCTTTTTGGAAAAGCCTGTAACCTTTTTGACTTCGCTTGTAATGACGGCTTCGGCAATCTGCGCATCAGACTTAGAGCGTAGGTCTATTCCGTACTGATTAGAGAGTTCGTATCGAAGATTGATTTGTTCCGCTAACTCTTTAAAAATTAGCTCTGTCGAATCCAAGTCTCCGAAGCAATAAAAGCGCACGTTACCGGCTTCGTCAAAGGTCAATTCTTTGCGGAAATCATACGGTAAGTCTTGCATCTTTTTAGTGTGCAATCTACCTGCGTAAATCTTCAGAGAAGCCGACAGGGGGCATACTTCGATCAAGTCGATATGGTTGATGCCTGGAGGGTAGTAAATGGCGTATTCGCGTTCTACTTCGTACAGGCGCGCGCCGCTGACTAGAAAGCGGGAAGCGTTGTTTAACTGTTCGGCATTCCATCCGCGCGCAGCAAGCAAACACATCGGAATATCGTAATTGTTTCCGTTGAAAGATATCAGCCGGAAATGGAAAAGCATGAACATCAATCGTTCAATGTTCAATAGGCCATCTGGCGTATTCTCTAGATAGACAAGCTTTCCGGAATCAACGTGCTTGAAAGCGACTAGCCAATAATTAACATAGCTTTCAGTGTCAAATACAAACGTTGATCCTGTGGGCAAGCAAGCCAGTTCTACGTCTGTAAAAAATTGGACGTTTTTATTTTGCTCGCGATCCGTGCGAATGAATCCAGCAATATTTCTACCTTGCTTTTTCGGTATCGCGTGCCCATTGGAATCAACGTGAAACTTTTTCAATTTGCTGCATCGCCAAAGTACATAATAATCCCGCGCGCATTGATTGGGTTATCTTTCTTGCTGACAAACATTGCACGGGTTTCTTGAAAGTCAACCTGTTCAAAAACGGATCTAGCAAGCTTTAAGAACTTGTGTTGCATTGCAAATCCGCCTTTCATTCCGTCAACATCAAACGATGATCCTTTGGCTTCGTTCGAATCCGTTTGAATGCGGTTTGTCCGAAAGTATAACGCATGCTCAGACATATCGGACAGGGTATCTACTGCTGTCCAAAAGTCGTTCGGCAGCGGCCAGTAATTAGCCTCTGTGAACAAGCGTTCATAGTTCGGATAGTTACCCTGGAACAATTGCGTTTTGTAGAAACTACCATCTTCAAAATAGAAAGTAGCTGATGCGCTAGAGTATCCGAAACCTGTTAGCTTTTTGTCTACTTTGGAAATGTAGAAAGCCGCTGCTTTCGGAATGAGAATCCAAGGTGGTAAATCGATACCGTGCCACACTTCGATAATCAATGCGCCATTGGTACAGACCATTGTGTTAGCCTGAAGCATTACGGCAAGCTTCATAGGCTCTGGCCCGCTGTCTAATGCGATATCGTATAGTAGTTTGAATCCTGCTTTGATCGTGTCATCAATCACGGCGCATTGCGGATCGGGCCAAATGGCGGGCATGCTGTCGATATCTTCGCACGGTACAAGCGATTTAAACTTACCTGCTTTAACCGACAATCTGCCGCTATCTAGCTCACTGATTGCCAGCGGTTCGGCTCCGCATTTGACAAGCGCAGATAGAAGCGTATCGGTATGCGGAGCGACGTTTAAAGTTTCTTCGCATTTCATCCCGGCTGTAATTGCGCCATCGGTTGCGCAAACCCAATTGTTTGCAATCACGCAATGGGTTTGATACGGCAAGCCTTGCGCTACCTGGGCCGCTTTAATGAAGCGTAGAGCATCTATCAAGCCTTGTGCGCTTGATTGCTTCTCTTTCTTTGCGCTGGCCCTGGCGCGCGTGGTTCCGGCTTTAGTTGCCATATCACTTACTCCAATTTCTTATTGTTTCGCCAGCTTCTGGATTATTTATTTTCAATCCGTATTCGGTAGCTTCAAACCCCGGAAATCTTCCAGCTTGTTGCGCTGAAACGTATTCTGCTTCTACGTCAACCTGTGCGGTAAATTCTAGCTGAGTAAAAATACCTTTTTGAAGGCACAGCGCAACTATTGCGTTTTGTTCTGCTCGCAATAGCAACCATTTTTCGGCTTGATCTTTTGCGTATTTTTCTTGTGCCTTTTCTGTTTTCTGATGTGACCACAAATAATAAACGTTACGCCACTTCGTTAAAATTTCGCGTGCCATTGTCATGATATTTCCCCATCTAAACGCATGATTTCGGTTTGCAGATAGTTCGCTAGGTCTAGCGTTTCTTCTAGCGCGTGCTGCAAAATTTGGCGCTGATTTAATCGAGCATTCGACAACGTAACGCCGTATTTATTGATTCCGAGTTTAGAACGATCTAACAACAATTTCCGATTGCGTTCTACAACTGCATCGGCTGATTTTTCAGCATTGGCTAATATTTCTTTGCCTGTCATAATTTAAAATGGAATGTAATTGTAATCAATGCATCCGCTAACGATAATATAAGCGGGCGGTCGGCCTGTATGTGCTGGATGTGTGCATATCTCTTTGTCTTTATCAAAACTATCGCAATTGATGCAAGTATTCCAGACTCTAGCCTTAACGACTGCATCCTGTAATAACAACTTGGCTACGTTTTCATCCCTTTCTCTTTCTTCGTATGTTCGCTTAATCGGTAACTGATTAGAATTCATATCCAAGAATCTCCGGGTAAGGTTTTTTGTTGACATGCACGCGGATCGTGCGCGGCTCGCGTAGCTGGCTCAGTCGGGCCAATGCCTCATAGGTCGTTGCTGGAGGCTCGCTAGTGGCCCTGGCACGCCACCATTCGTGCGCCCGGTGCAAGGGTAGCCCTTTACCTTCAAACAAGATCCATTCGCTATACGTGACAATCGATCTATCGCAATGGTACGTGACCTTGATTGATGGAGGCGACAACAATTCTTGCGTGTTCTTATCGCGTTTCTCGTGTCGATAGTACATTACCTTTTTGACATCAAAGTATTCGACTTGTGATGCGTCAGACCTTAACACTTCTCCCGCATAAGCTGACTTAAATAGTTTTGTTGCGAAAGCGAATTCGCATCCGCAATTAACACATATTCTTGCTGACGCATGGTTATACGCACCACATCCGTCGCATAACTTAACGGGTGAATCTCCGCCTGCTTTATCCCCTGGCTTACGCGGTTTTATCGGATCGTTGATTGGGCCGCATCGGGCAACGTTTCCACCGAAATCGAGATAGAGGCAGTTAACCTTTCCGGTTTCTGGACTAGGTCTAGTTCCGCGTCCACCTTTTTGAACGTGCTTTCCTGGCGCCGCTGTCGGTTGCATATCTCCAATAAAATCAATCGGTCGAAAATCATAGCCAGTTGTGAGCATGTTTGCGCCGACGATTGCTTGAAATAATCCTTGTTCATACGCTCTAAGCCTTTTGTCGTTTTCTTTAATTGACAATCCGCTATGAACGCAAGTAGCCGGAATGCCAAACGAATTAATTGCGGCGGTTACATGCTCAGTGTGGTTTACCCCTGCGGCAAACACCATCCAATGCTGTCTACTGTGGGCAAACTCTACCATTTCGCGCACGGCTGCATAAGTAATATCGTCTTTATCAATCGCTTTCTCTAGTGCCTTTTGCGCGAAGTCTCCGTTATGCATTCCGACTCCGTTTAAGTCGAATCTAACGGTAGCTGGTTTGCCCACAAGAGGTGAGATAAACCCTTCTGCAATCAACCGATTGAACGCTTCGAACCCGGTTATATCGTAAGCGATTCCATCGTATAGATTGCCATCGGTAAGCATGCCCATACCGTTACGAAACGGTGTAGCCGACAACCCTACAACCTTGATAGCCGGATTGACCATCTTTAATTGTTTGATGATTTCGTTATAGCTGGCATCCTCAGAATCTCCGCATAGGTGCGCTTCATCAATGAATATCAGATCGCGCCAACCAAATGCGCCGATGTTTTTAACAACGCTTTGCACGCCACCGAAAACAATCGGCATGATGCTTTCGCGCGAGTTCAGGCCAGCGGAGTAAATGCCTAGCGGCGCAGTAGGCCAAATGCTTTGCAATGTCTTGGCGTTTTGCTCAATCAATTTTTTAACGTGAGTGAGCATCATGATTCGCGTATTCGGAAACGCCATCATGATATTGTGAATAATCATTGCAATGACTAGACTCTTACCCGTGCCGGTCGGCATGCAGATAAGCGGATTGCCTATGTTTTCATCAAAGTAATGATAGAGCGCGGCTTCGGCTTCTAGCTGATAATATCTCGGCTGAAGAATCATGTTAGCATTATTGAATGATATTTATCGCAACCTGTCACTATAACATCATCGGGAATGATTGCGTTATGAACAGAGCAAAACCATTGTTTGTTTTCAACTGGTGTTGCGCCTGCACATGATCGGCAATTCTTTTCAGCCGCTACGCCTTTAAAACAAACGTCATTATAATCGCAATACTTGCAAATCGAATGCGCTATGCTGTTTGAAATCTTCGGCGGCGGAACGTTTGAATTGATGATTTCAGTTGCTTTATTACGCAACCGTTCACCAAGTTTCCAATCCAATTTGACAACCTCCGTATAAAGATTGTCATCATTCTTGCAAATGTTCAGGTATAGCGCGTGCGTAAATTGATATTGCGGGTCACTGCCATACGTTGACATTTGACCGTAGTGCATTGGTTTTGCAACTGCCACGCCTTGCGCGAGTAATGAGTCAAAACCTTTTCCGGTTCCATTAGTTTTAAATTCTCCCAAGATTGGAAATTCAATTCCGTATTCTTTTGGGAGCCAGATAATTCCATCAAGCGATCCACCGCCATGGCCGTTAGCAAAGCTAACTCGAAATTGATTGCCTGCTTCATCATGGTGATATACCGTTGCTCCGATTCCCTGAAGCCATTCAATGAATCTATCTTCCTCTCGGTGTCCTCTATTGAACAATCGTTGCTGTCTACCCGAATGCTTGATATGTTTGACCCAGCGAAAACTGATAAACAATCGTCTTCTGCATTCGTCATTGATGAGCGATGCTCCCAAGTGTTTACGGTGCCCATCGTCGTAGTGCTCCGCGCAGTATGAATCAATATCTTCTAGAATTCTTTTGCTTAGAAGCTTGCTTAATCCGGGACTGTCTAAGTTTACGATAGCGTTTGTTTGCTGCATGTTCTCTTTCAATTGATGCTTTTCGATCTTGAATAGATTTTAATTCTTCTGTTGAATCTTTAACACTTTGAATATACGCGGGTAGTAATTCCTCTATCGTATCGAGTTGTGTTTTATCGAACCATGAAATGTGCGCATCGTCTATCGGGATGTGTAGAACAATCGCCATCCATTGGTAAATGTTTGATCGTTCGGCTAATCCGCTTTGCCATAAAGGATCGATTAATTCGTGTACGCGCCTGCGCTGGCGTCTTGTGGCCTGAGTAGCCATTTTTCCCAATGGAATAAGCGTACCGGGATGGCATCCAACAAACGATTGGCAACGCATGCAGTAATAACATTTAGGCCATTTGCCGTAATTCTTGCCGTAAAGGATTTTGTTGTCATCACAAACAACCCTATCACTCCCGCAAACGTCACACACTTTCGGTGCTGGAAGTGGATTCTTAACTTTTTGATTCATTTGAAAAAGGGGCAATTAAGCCCCTTTTCTCCTATCGTTTTAGACCGTCAATTCAGCGGCGCGCCCAAGAGTTCGCGGCTGGCCCTGCTGGTGGTGCGCCGGCATTGCCGCCCTGTTGCCAGTTACCTTGTGCCGGGGCGGCTACAGGGGCTGCAACGGGCGCGGCGGCTCCGCCCTGCCAGTTCCCTTGCGCGGGCGGCTGTGCGGCTGGCTGACCCCCTTGCGCGCCCCATTGGGACGTATTCGGGGCTGGCGCAGGCGATGGCCCTGCATTGCCACCCTGCCAGTTGCCTTGCTGCGCTGGAGGCTGGCCCTGCGGTTGCTGTTGTGCAGGTGCTGGCCCCTGGCCTGCCTTACCGGGTTCGTTGCCGTGAACATCAAACACCTTCGTTACCTGAGTGAATGGCGTAACCTGTTCGCCGCGCGATGCTCGCTCTTGTTGTTCAACCGTCAACTTTTGATTTTCGACTTGAACAATGAATGGAATATTGTGCAATTGTTCCGTTGCTTGAACCAAGAAAACACCGGTAACGTGGCAGAGTGCGGAGAATTGCTTTTGCGCAATTTCTGCGGTTTGCTGGCTCTGGTGATACAGGTTCAAACGATGTACACCTTCGTGGCCTGACAACGGGCCTTCGATGATTCGCAATCCGAATTCAACTAATCCGCCTTGTTCAGACTTGTTAGCCTTGATATCCGAACTGTAAATAATAACCTTATGGCGACCTAACGGCATTTGGCTTACGCCTTGCGTTGGATCTACCAATTGTGCGTTGAATGGCCCGCCTGTAAGTTGTGGCATGTTTCTAGCTTTCAGTGTGGGTAGATTCGGAAAGGCTCTACGCCATCGCCTTATTGATTAACGCGGTCAAATCCATAGGCTCGAATTCTGCAAGCTTACCGGATCTATCACGAGCAAATGTATTGAAATCTTGTTTCGTTCTGATTGATGGTGTCAATCCGGCAACGCCTGGAATAACGTGTCCCCCTATATGTAGAACTTCATCGTATCGATGTGGAACCTTAACGTTAAGGTCATTGCCTGGAAAATACGGCTTGCGCATCATCGCGCCTTCTACTTCTACCGTGGTTTCTTTGCACACTAAATATACATGCTTTTGAGGCATGAAATACAGTGCGTCAAAAAATTCCATGCAAAATTCCGACATGGCTCCGTAAGCTTTCAGTCCATGACTAAATTTCTTCATGTAATGCTGAACGGCAATCTCTGCGAGTTGCGAGATTGAATCAATGCAAATCGTATCGAATTGGCGTATCTCGTTTGAATTGTGAATGACCATTTGTTTAAACTGGTCGATACGATCAAACGTAAACGCTGGATATGCGGGGATGTTGTGAGCATCTCGCATCGTCATCATTCCCGGCTCAGTCACTAACAGACAAGCGCTAGGCGCTGTTTTCATTAACGGAGTTTTGCCGCCCCCTGGCGGACCATATCCGATAATTTTAACGCCATACTTCTGCGCTAAAGTGCTGGCCGGGACGAAATCGCGGAGGTTCATTTAAGGAAACGTTTCGTCAAAAATGCGCAGTGCTGCATGTGCTGCGCCTTCCGCAAACGCATGGTCTGAGCCAGCTTTCAAGCTAGCCATGAATACATCGCACCAAAGCTTTTTACGCTGGTCCGTGCCGAGTGCCTTTTGCACAATCGGTACTGCGATATCAACGACAACTTGCATATCTTGCATCTGTTTTGCCAACTTGGCGAAATCGGGGTCATTAGCCATTATTCAACCTTCATTTCGTACAAATGAAACACCAAACCTACATGCGGCAAATGAATGGTTTTCAACCATTGCACGGCATCATTGGAAATCGGTTGCCCGGTGCCAAACAATTCAAATTTCATTTTCTTGGATTCGGTAACCGAAGGGTCGAATTCTGCCCACATGCAGTAAGCCCCATTCTGGTATTCGAAATCGAGAAATTGAGCGGTTGACGGCAATTCAAGCGTTACACCTTTGCCGAGTTCCACTAAATTAGCATCGTCCAATTGCCATTTATAGACCATCTTAGCCATACGTTTCCTTTAGGTGGTGCGAGCAACCGGAATCGAACCGGTATGCCGTTAGGCGACAGATTTTAAGTCTGTTGCGTCTACCAATTTCGCCATGCTCGCGGGTTGTTACTCAAATTTTAGTTGCGGTGACGAATCCTTTATTTCAAGATATTCGTTAACAATTTCGACGGCTTTTTCTGGTAGCTTATCGTATTCGCTTTTGTCTAAAGCTGGATTCCATCTTACCAGTCGGTCGGCTAGTAATTTGCCGTTTTCCAGCTTTTCGATTTCGTCAAGCATCATGTCAACGGCTTCGTTAACATTTTGATCTTTCTTTACAGTTGTACGAGGATCGATAAATTTGTACGTTTTACCGAACTGTGCGGAAAGCTTTTCTTTCTGTCCTTCAAACGAAATCGTAAAAGATGATGATTGGTCACGATCCGGGAACCAATATTCTATAGCTTTTTCGCGCGATTTCTTTTCAGCTTCAGCCGCTGCTTTAAGCGTTTCTTTATTCTTTTTCCATTCAGCCAACGCTTCATCTTTTAATCGTTTATCTTCTGCAATTGCAGCGGCTAATTTCTCTTTAGACAGGGTTGCCATTTTGACGCCTTTCAATAACTGTTCTGACAAGTGAATGATACTCTAAATAGTCATGCGCGGCAAGTACAAGTGTATCTTCGTAATGAGGTTTGTCAACC